GTGATGCCCCCGTTGTCTGCACTATACAAGATTCCTTTTCTGATGTAAAGTGATTGCTAACTTCCCTCCTGTGGACAAAAGATGAATGCAATAGACGCTTTACCTGAACAACTGAAAAAGCCTAGAGGTCGTCCCCCGCAGGGACAAGACAACTTGGCAAAGCCAAGGGGTCGTCCTCCCAAGGCTGTCAAAGTGGCTATCCCCAAGCCAATGACTATGGCTCGTTATGCCGATAGTCCACCTCCCATGCTTCCCAAGACTGAACTGCAAAGAGTCAAAGAACTCAAAGAACTGCTGATTAACAGTGCTGGATCGAACGTTGTCTACAAAGCAGTTGAGATTGCCATGAATGACGAACACCCCGCACAGATGGCAGCAATCAAACTCTGTATGGACAGGATGCTCCCTGTCTCCTTGTTTGAGAAAGAAGGAAAACAACGGTCAGCAGTTAACATAACTATTTCAGGTATTGGCGGTGTCTCCATTGGAGAAAAGACAATTGACGCTGAAGACATAGAAAGCAAAGATGTCTGATCTGAACTTCAGTCTCCTTCCTTGGCAACAAGAAGTCTTTGCTGACAAAACCCGTTTTAAAGTCATTGCCGCTGGTCGTCGCTGTGGTAAGTCCCGCCTCTCAGCCATCACCCTCCTGATTGAAGGACTTCAATGTACTTCAGGGTCGGCAGTGCTTTATGTTGCGCCTACCAATGGTCAGGCAAGACAGATTATTTGGGATGTTTTGATGGAATTGGGCAGGGATGTCATCCAAGCCAGTCACATCAATAACATGGACATCACCCTGATAAACGGAGCCAAAATCTATGTTAGAGGTGCAGATCGACCAGATACTCTGCGAGGAGTGTCACTCACCTATGCTGTGCTTGACGAGGTTGCGGACATCAAACCCGAAGCATGGGAACAGGTTATTCGTGCGTCTTTGTCTGATAAGAAGGGGAGAGCTATGTTCATCGGCACTCCCAAAGGTCGCAACTTCTTCTATGACGTATTTAAACTCGGAAACTCAGATGAAGACCCAGACTGGAAATCTTGGCACTTCACAACCAAAGACAACCCCCTGATCGACCCAACTGAAATCGAATCTGCCAAGAAAACCCTGTCCTCCTTTGCTTTCAAGCAAGAATACATGGCCTCCTTTGACAACGCTGGTTCTGACGTTTTCAAGGAAGAATGGCTGAAATACGGTGCTGAGCCTGAGTTTGGTAGCTACTTCATAGCCTGTGACTTGGCTGGATTTGAGGAGGTTGCCAAGCAAGCGGCTAACTCTAAGAAGCGGCTAGACCAGACAGCCATTGCTGTGGTCAAGGTCACTGATGATGGCAAATGGTTCGTCAAAGAGATCGTTTTTGGGCGCTGGGACATTAGGGAAACTGCTGCCACCATTTTGCTCAAGATGCGGGAATACCGCCCACTTTCTGTAGGAATTGAGCGTGGAGCGTTAAAAAACGCAGTTTTGCCGTATTTGAGTGACTTGATGCGGAAGAATAATGTATATTCACACATAGTTGACTTGACCCACGGCAATCGCAAAAAAGCCGACCGTATCATTTGGTCACTTCAAGGACGGTTTGAGCATGGGCGTATTGTGCTGAACTCCGAGGAAGATTGGGATGAATTCAAAGATCAACTCTTGATGTTTCCTTCCCAAGGTGTTCATGACGATTTACCTGATGCCCTATCGTACATTGACCAACTGGCTGTTACCTCATACTTTGTTGATGACCAAGAAGATGAGTGGGAGCCACTTGACATAATTTCGGGGATATAAGGGCTACACATGGCAACAGACAAACAAGTGAAATTAGAGCAAAACGAGTTCTACCAGCCGACAGAAGCTGACAAAGAGCTAACTGCTTTTGTTACTGACCACTGCCAACGGTGGCGTGACTACCGAGATGTCAACTTCCTCCCTGATTGGCTAGAGTACGAACGCATCTTCCGTGGTCAATGGGCTTCTGAAGACAAGACCCGTGAATCTGAGCGTAGCCGCATCGTTACACCCGCTACCCAACAAGCCGTAGAAACCCGCCATGCCGAAATCATGGAAGCTATCTTTGGTCAAGGCGACTTCTTCGACATTGAAGACGATCTTCAAGATGTAGACGGTAATCCATTGGATGTTGAGCTAATCAAGGCTCAAATGATGGAAGACTTCAAGAAAGACAAAATTAGAAAAGCTATCGACCAGATCGAGTTGATGGCTGAAATCTATGGAACAGGCATTGGCGAGATCATCGTCAAGACTGAAAAAGAGTACATCCCAACAACTAAGGCAATCCCCGGCCAAGTTGGGCAAGCCGCTATTGGCGTGACTGAAAAAGACCGTATTGCGGTCAAGATCATGCCTGTCAACCCTAAGAACTTCTTGTTTGACCCCAATGGGACAAGTATTGATGACTGTATGGGTGTGGCTATTGAGAAGTACGTTTCAATTCACAAGGTTGTCCAAGGTATTGAACGTGGTATCTACCGAAAGGTTGACATCACCCCTACCTATGAAGACACTGATCTTGAGCCAACCCAAGAGGTTTCTCAGTATCAGGATGAAAAGGTACTGTTGTTGACCTACTACGGTCTTGTGCCTCGTGAGTACCTGAACAACTTGGAAGAAAACAAGGACATTGTTGAGTTGTTCCCTGAGAATTCAGCGGCTGAAGACTACACCGACATGGTTGAGGCTATTGTGGTCATTGCCAACGATGGTTTGTTGTTGAAAGCTGAAGAAAACCCATACATGATGAAAGATCGTCCTGTATTGAGTTACCAAGATGACACGATTCCCAATCGTTTGTTGGGTCGTGGAACTGTGGAAAAAGCCTTCAATATGCAAAAAGCTATTGATGCACAGACCCGCAGCCACTTGGATTCACTGGCATTGACTACTAGCCCCATGATTGCAATGGATGCAACTCGTTTGCCAAGGGGTATGAAGTTTGAGATCAAGCCGGGCAAGGCAGTTCTTACCAATGGCGCACCTTCTGAGATCATTTACCCATTTAAGTTTGGTGAAACCAGCCTGAACAACCTCAATACTGCCAAAGAATTTGAGCGTATGTTGTTGCAAGCCACTGGAACATTGGATTCTCAGGGTATGGTTAGTAACGCTTCCCGTGATGGTTCTGGTATGTCTACTGCTGTAGCTACCATTATCAAGAAGTACAAGCGCACTTTGGTCAACTTCCAAGAAGACTTCCTGATTCCGTTCATCAAGAAGGCTGCTTTCCGCTTTATGCAGTTTGACCCAGAGCGCTATCCATCTGTGGACATGAACTTTGTGCCAACTGCCACCTTGGGCATCATTGCTCGTGAGTACGAACAACAGCAATTCATCGGTTTGTTGCAGACTCTTGGTCCTAACACCCCTGTTCTGCCTCTGATTCTCAAAGGAATCATGCAAAACTCTAGTCTGACCAACAGATTTGAGTTGATTGCGGCTTTGGATGAGATGATGAAGCCTAATCCTGAGCAACAGCAGATGGAACAGGTTCAACAACAGTTGGCACTGCAAGCGGCACAGGCTCAGATTGCTGTTTCTACCACTCAGGCTGAACAAAATCGTGCTGAAGCTACAAAACTGTCTGTTGAGGCGCAGTTGTTGCCTCAAGAAGTACAGTCTAAGAACATGGCGGCAATGACTAAGAATCTTCCTAATCAGGATGACCAAGCATCTCGTGAGTTTGACAAGCGAGTTAAGATTGCTGAGTTGATGCTGAAAGAAGCAGACATCAAAAACAAGTCTAAGATTGTTGAATTGCAGATGAATAATGCCAAAAGCAACGTAGTAGACATGGAAAACGAGTTTCTACAAAACTTAAATCAGGAGTTGGCAAATGGCAATCGATAAAATCTTCAATGATAATAATGTTGATGGCATTGCAGATAATATCTTTAATGCTGTTAACAATTCTGTGTCCGAAGTTAAGCAGATGCAGCAGCGTAAGGCCGCTGAAAATGCTCAAATGGTTGTCCAGTCCCTCAAAAAGATTGACACCGACATTCGTGACAAGTATGACAACGTAACCACTGCCCTTGAAAAGCGCATTGTCACTATTAAAGATGGTCGTGACGGTATTGATGGTAAAGATGGTCGTGACGGTAAAAACGGCAAAGATGGACGGGATGGCAAAGATGGCAAGACAGGGCCACAAGGCCCAAAAGGTCAAGATGGTGTAGATGGTATTGATGGCGTATCAGTTTCCAATGCCAACATCGACTTTGATGGTTCTTTGATCATTGCTTTGTCTGATGGTAGAGAGATCAACGTAGGTGAAGTGGTTTCGTCAGACCTACAAGACCGGATTAAAGTTATTACCAGCGGTGGCGCAGGTGGTGGTGGCGGTAGTGGAACAGTTAGTAGTGTTGCTGTTTCTGGTGGAACAACTGGATTGACTACAAGTGGTGGCCCAATCACCACATCTGGAACAATCACATTAGCTGGCACATTGGCAGTTGCTAATGGTGGTACAGGCGGTACAACTGCTTCTACTGCAAGATCAAATTTATTGCCTACTTATGCCTCAAATGCAGGAAAAGTATTGGCTGTTAATGCTGGTGCAACTGATGTTGAATACATTTCTGTTGGTGGGTCTGGCACAGTGACCAGTGTTAGTGGAACTGGCACAGTTTCAGGCATTTCTTTGTCCGGCACGGTAACCACATCGGGAAACCTAACCCTTGGTGGTACGCTTGATTTGTCCGCACCTCCCGCTATTGGTGGAACTACCGCCAATACGATTACAGGTACAACAATAACGGCTTCAACTAAATTTAGTGGCACTAATTACGATGCAAGCGGTTCAGGTGGTGGTGCGTTGCGTACATCAAGCGGCGCAAATTGTTTGCAATGGGGCGGTGGAGGTGGTGTTAATTTGACGCTTGATGGCGCATTTAACATGAATCCCGCTAACGCAACAATTCAAATTTCTCCAACCGGAACGGGAACATTAACTGTAAACCCCGCTACTGCTGGAACAATCAACAACATGGCTATTGGTGGCACAACGCCAGCAGCAGGAGCATTTACTACTTTGTCAGCATCTACGCCAATTGGCGTGGCTTCTGGTGGTACAGGAATTACGTCATTTGGCACTGGAATAGCTACTTTTTTAGGAACACCATCAAGCGCAAATTTAGCTAGTGCTGTAACAGATGAAACAGGTACTGGTGCTTTGGTGTTTGCTAATTCACCTACTTTTGTTACACCTATCTTGGGTACTCCAACAAGCGGCACGCTTACAAACGCAACTGGCTTGCCATTGTCTACAGGCGTGACAGGTACGCTTCCTATCGCTAATGGTGGTACAGGTCAAACAACTTTGGCGGCGGCTAATATTGCTGTTGTCAACGTAGCCAACACTTTCACAGGCACACAAACATTCTCAGGCACATCATCAGCCAAAGCGATTGTTTTAAACGATGCGGCAGAGGTAGCAACAGTATCTGCAACAGCGGCAACTGGAACTATCAACTACGACATCACCACTCAATCGGTGCTGTACTACACCAGCAATGCATCTGCCAACTGGACAGTGAACTTTAGAGCCTCTAGCGGTACATCATTGAATACTCTGATGGCTACAGGCGAATCAATGACTGTGGCTTTCTTGGTGACTCAAGGTGCTACTGCTTACTACAACAGTGCTGTGCAAGTTGATGGCACTACATCAGGCGTGACTACAAGATGGTTTGGTGGTGCGCCTACTGCGGGTAATGCTAGTGGCATTGATAGTTACCGCTTTGCGATTCTGAAAACTGGAAGTGCTACGTTCACCATCCTTGCCTCAGTTACACAGTTCAAGGCTTAAAGATGTGTATCTGCAAAAAATGTAATGTGGATAAACCGATGGATGAATTCCAGTTGGATAAGCGCCGCAACAAATACTACGGCACTTGTCGCAAATGTCGTGTGTCTGCCCAGAATGATCGCAGACTTGCAAACATTGATGAAAGCAGAAAGAAGACTCGTGAGTATTTGCGGGTTTGGCGTGCCAAGAATCCTGAGAAACAAGCCGCTATTTGCAAAAAGTACGATGAGAAGAACAGAGATAAACGTAGTGCTTATGCCAAACAGTATCGCAAAGACAATCCAGAAAAAGTTAAAGCATTGTTTGAGTCATGGTCAGAGAAGAACCCTGAAAAGATCAAAGCATATAACGTGAAAGCTGGCAGGGCTTGGCATGAACGCAATCCTGATTATCTTAAAGATCATTACAAGGACAACAAAGAGCGTTATGTGGCAGCTAGGGCTAGACGTAGGGCGGCTCAAGAGTCAGCTACGCCATCTTGGTTAACAGCAGTAGACAAAGCAATGATTCAAGAAATGTACGATGTTTCTGAAGCACGATATATCCAAACTGGAATAAAACACCATGTTGACCACATCGTCCCAATTAACGGCAAGAACGTAGCTGGTATGCACGTTCCTTGGAATTTACAAGTCATAACTGCTCATGAAAATTTGAGCAAAGGTTGGAGGTTCTAATGCCATTACAAGCAACATCTGGTGCGGCTTCTCAAGATGCCTATGGTGGCAATGGTGTGGCTGTTGTGCCTACATATATTGAGGATGTGTTCTCGACTTGGCTTTATGCGGGTAACGGTGGTACTCCTCAGACAATCACCAATGGTATTGATCTGGCTGGTAAAGGTGGATTTGTTTGGGTTAAAGACAGAACATTCGGGTCGTATCACAGTCTTTTTAGTACGGCAACAGGAGTTAACCAGCGTCTTTTCTCTAACGATACAACGGAGTTAACGGCAACTGCAAATTCGTTAACAGCATTTAATTCAACTGGATTTTCTGTAGGTACTGCCGCCGCTACAAATGCGGGTAGCACAAACTACGTGTCGTGGAGTCTGAGGAAACAGCCTAAGTTTTTTGATGTTGTGACGTGGAGTGGAGATGGAACAGGCAACCGATCAATTCCGCATTTGCTTGGCTCGACTCCGGGTTTCATTCAGACAAAACAAACAAATGGTACTGAAAGTTGGTGGAATCATCATAGATCAGTAACTAGCCCTAATGCAAACTGGTGGCGCAACTATGGCGCTTTAAATAGCGTAAATTCTTTTGCTGACTGGGGAGATAACAGTGGTTTGTATCAAGCCCCTGATGCAAACAATTTGTATATTGGAAGCTATTACAACGCATCAGGTAAAACCTACGTTGCCTACCTATTCGCCCATGACTCAGGAGGCTTTGGCTTGTCTGGCAGTGAGAATGTGATTAGCTGTGGGAGCTTTACTACCAGTGGTTCTGGTGCAGCTACTGTAACTCTTGGGTATGAACCTCAATGGGTATTGTTTAAATGCGCTGGCAGCGCTGATAACTGGATTGTTTTGGATAATATGAGGAAGTGGTCGAACAATGGTTCAACCGGGTCAGCGGCTTATTTATATCCAAACACCTCAGGCGCGGAAGGGACGGCAGCATTTGGCTTCCCCACCGCAACGGGGTTTCAGGTATCTAATCAGGCTAACTCTGTGGGTTACATCTACATAGCCATACGCCGTGGCCCGATGAAAGTGCCTACAACTGGAACGAGTGTGTTTGAACCAGTTACACGAACTGGTACTGGGGCAAATGCAACTGTTACCACGGCTATATCTCCTGTAGATATGGTATGGGCATTTGCTAGAAGTGGTGGATTAGGTGCAGAGACTATAGATTTTGATAGATTAAGAGGGGCATTGCGGGCTTTATATACAGGAACTACAGCCGCTGAATTTTCAGCAACTAACACATTAACTGGGTTTGATGTGCAAAATGGCTATAGACTTGGAAGTGATAGCAGTGGATATGGCATAAATTACTCAAGTTTTGCTTTTATAAATTACAATTTCAAACGAGCCCCCGGCTTCTTTGATGAGGTTTGCTACACGGGGACGGGAAGTGCAACTACTGTGAGCCATAACTTACAGGCCGTACCTGAGTTGATGATTACAAAATGTCGAGGTGATGCTTTTGGTTGGGCGGTATATAGTAGCGCTGTTGGAAACACTGCGGCATTATTTTTAGAAACAACAGCCATTCCAGATACAAATAGTGCGTATTGGAACAATACAACACCGACTAGTACTGTGTTTAGTGTAGGTAGTGCTAACAGAACAAACAGAACATCTCTTGGAATGGTCGCCTACCTCTTTGCAACTTGCGCTGGTGTAAGCAAAGTGTTCAGCTATACAGGAAACGGCTCATCACAAACAATCAACTGTGGTTTCACAGGAGGGGCAAGGTTCGTTTTAATTAAGCGCACCGACTCCGCAGGTGATTGGTATGTTTGGGACACGGCTAGGGGTATTGTGTCTGGTAACGATCCGCACCTTAGCCTTAACACAACAGCCGCTGAAGTAACAACAGATGACACCATTGACACAGACTCAACTGGCTTTGTTGTCAATCAAGTAGCGGCAACAAATGTGAATGTTTCTTCTGCAACCTACATAGGGCTTGCGGTGGCCTAGACTTAAAGGAATCAAAATGCAAATTAGAACAAATGACGGGCAAGTAATGTACGAATCAGAGTTTCGTGCATACACAAAATCTAATGGTGGCCCTACATGGGACACAACAACAACTGAAGTCTTAGAGTCTTTGGGTGCTGCTGTAATCTTTGAAGGCCCACAAGCAACAGGCGGTACTGTCTACCAGACTTCAGTCTACGGAGGCGTAGAGGAGATTGGCGGCAAGTGGTACACCAAGTGGAATCTTGGCCCATCGTTCTTTGATACCACAGACGCTGAAGGTAATGTCACCACTGCTGCTCAGAATGAAGCTGCTTACAAGGCTGCCAAGGATGCAGAGCAAGCCAAGAGTGTTCGGGCTTCTAGGGACACCAAGCTATCTGAGACTGACTGGCGGTTTCGCAGTGACATGACACCCTCACAGGCGTGGAAAGACTACTGCCAAGCCCTGCGGGATGTGCCATCTCAGGCTGGTTTCCCTTGGACGATTACTTGGCCTGATGCCCCATGACCCCAGAACTTGAAAAATACTACACCAGCCGCTTTGACATGATGTCAACAGAGGGCTGGAAGGATTTATGCATAGACATTGACAATATGATAGAGTCCCTCAATAATATAAGCGTTATTCCTGATGAAAAGACCTTACAGTTTCGTAAAGGAGAACTTTCCATCTTGACTTGGCTGAAAACCTTGAAAGAGGTCAGCGAACGAGCCTACGAGGAATTGAATGAAAAGAATGTATGAATTTGTCTGTGAAAACGGACACAAGATTGAGCGGTATTGCATTTATGAGATGCAATCTACTCAGTGTGAGTGCGGTGGTTCAGCCAATCGCACAATCTCTGCGCCAAGCATTAACTTGGAAGGGTGGTCTGGGAGTTTCCCCGGCTCGGCAATGAAATTTGACCGAAAACACCGTGAAAAGTTGGCTGCTGAACGCAAAGCCACTACATAAGCATTATGCCGTAGTGTCTCCTAGAACCCAAAAGTGGCAGGAAAAAGGAAAAAACAATGTTGATTGATAACCCAGACGAGTTGCAAAGTGAACTAGAAGTCGTTGAAAAGCAGAAACTTCATTCCACTGTTGAGCCGATGAGTGATGACATTCCCGACAAGTATCGGGGTAAAGAACTGTCAGACATCATCAAAATGCACCAAGAAGCTGAGAAGCTGATTGGAAAGCAAGCTCAAGAGGTGGGGGAGGTACGCAAATTAGCGGATGAACTCATTAAGCAGAACCTTGCGGGTAAACCACAACTTGTTAAAGAGGAGGAGCCAGAAGTAGATTTTTTCGAGAATCCACAGGCGGCTGTTCGTAAGACTGTTGATAACCATCCTGATGTTCTTGCGGGTCGCCAAGCGGCTCTTGAGTTCAAAAAGATGCAAATTCAGCAAAAGCTGGCGGCTGAACACCCTGATTTCGGTCAGATTGCTCAGGATGCAGACTTTGTGAATTGGGTGAAATCTTCTCCTGTTCGCATTGGTTTGTACGCTAAAGCTGATGGTGAGTATGATTACGACAGTGCAAACGAACTGCTCAGTACCTACAAGCAATTGAAGGGTGTTAAGGCTAAACAGACTAGCGATGCGGGTGAAACCCAACGTAAATCTAACCTTAAAGCCGCTACAGTTGATGTTGGCGGTACTGGTGAATCTGGAAAAAGAGTCTATCGAAGGGCTGACCTAATTCGGCTGAAGATGCAAGACCCGAACCGATACGATGCTTTAAGTGATGAAATCATGGCGGCATATGCTGAGGGCAGGGTTAAATAACTTAACTTTTGATTTTTTGGAGATACAAACATGGCAACATCATTTTCCCCCACCAATTCGGTGACCACCACCACTGGCGCAACGTTCATCCCTGAGATTTGGTCAGATGAAATCGTAGCCGCCTACAAGAAAAACTTGGTTCTTGCTAACCTTGTTATGAAGATGAACTTCAAGGGCAAGAAAGGTGACACAGTTCACATTCCTGCACCTACTCGTGGTTCTGCTTCTGCCAAGGCCGCTGAGACAGCAGTTACTTTGATTGCTGCTACTGAGTCTGAAGTCACTGTGTCTATCAACAAGCACTATGAATATAGCCGCTTGATCGAAGACATTGCTGAAGCTCAAGCTCTGAACTCTATGCGTCAGTTCTACACTTCTGATGCTGGCTACGCCCTGTCTCGTCAAGTTGATACCGACTTGATTCAGTTGGGTCGTTTGGCTAATGGTGGTTCTACTGGTGCTCGTTACGGCTCTGCCTTCATTGGCGGTGACGGTACAACCACCTTTGACTACACAGCTAATACCAACACTGGTAACGCTTCTGCTCTGACTGATGCTGCTATTCGCCGCACTATTCAGCGTCTGGATGACAACGATACTCCTATGGACAATCGTTTCTTCATCATCCCTCCATCAAGCCGCAACACCCTGATGGGTCTGGCTCGTTACACCGAACAAGCATTTGTCGGTAATGGCGATGCTATCCGTAACGGTGAAATCGGTAACCTGTATGGTATCCCTGTGTTCACTTCCAGCAATGCTGACTCTGCATCTGCAACAGCCGCTTTCCCTGCGTCTGGTACTGCTATTGCTCGTGTCTGCTTGATGGGCCACAAGGACTCTATGGTTCTGGTTGAGCAAGTTGGTGTGCGTTCACAAGTTCAGTACAAACAAGAGTATTTGGCTACTCTGTTTACTTCTGACACTTTGTACGGCGTTGCCGCTTTGCGTGATGCCGCTACCGTGGGAGCAGCTAAGTCTTCTTCCATGTTTGCTTTGGTTGTTCCTAGCTAATTGCAGTTGCGCCCCCTGCCCTAGTGGTGGGGGGACTTTTTAAACTTAATTAGGAGAAATCAAAATGGCAGCAGCAACAGCAGTAGTTTCCCGCCGTGGAAACGATCAATTTCGTGGCCTGTTTACAGATACTTGGGATGTAACTTGTACTTTGGATAGCGCATCAGTTGCTACCACTGCTACAGCTACAGACACAGTAACTGTTCCGGGCGTGGCTTTGGGCGACATGGTTCTTGGTATGTCAGTTGGCGTTAGTGAAGCTGGATTGGTTCGTAGAGCCTATGTTTCAGCCGCTAACACAGTGACTATCGTGACCTACAACCCAACAGCAGGTTCTGTGGATTTGGCTTCAACAACATTGAACTTGGTTATTGTTCGAATGTTGTAAAGATAGGGGGGCTAGTCCCCCCTTTCTCATTTAAGGGGTTTTATGGCTACTTTTCGCTGTCTTCAGTCAGGTAACACCGTGACTTTCACCTTGCCACACGACATTGAGTCCATGAAGGGTCATCAAGGTTATGTAAGGGTAGATGAGCCAGAAGTAACCATAGAGTCTCATGATTCTGTCCGTACAGATACCGCCTTTCGTGCGCCTGTCATCCCCACAATCAAACGTATGGGTAGACCCCGAAAGGTAGCAAATGTCTGATATTGATGCCAGAGATTTTGGCAAATTAGAAGCTCAAGTCGAGGCTCTCCAGAAGGAGATGCACTTGTTGAGTTCAGATGTAAAAGCCCTGTTGGAACTTGCTAACAAGGGTAAAGGTGGTTTTTGGATGGGAATGACTATCGCTTCTTTCATGGGCGGTATCGTTACCTTTATTGTTGATCGTATCTGGAAATAAGGAGAACGCTATGCCTATGGTCGGAAAAAAGAAGTTTCCCTACTCTGAAAAGGGCGAAAAAGAAGCCAAAGAGTACGGCAAGAAAAAGGGTGTTCCTGTGACTATTATGGTTGCTGTTGGCAAGCCAAAAATGGGTTTGCCTATGCGTGGTGGTAGGACTGCTACCAACATGATGAAGAAGTCTGGTAGAGGTAAATAATGTCTACATTCCAACTCGACCCTAATCAAGTTGCTTATGGCGTTGCGGCTATTGGCACAACTCAAGTTTTTTCGGTAACTAACTCTAGTGTTGCGTCTACTGCTTTTGGTGCTAATACCACCATGATTCGTATTGCTTGTTCTTTGGGACACGCCCATTACCAAATTGGCTCTGCTCCAACTGCAAACCTGACAACTTCACCCATGATGCCAAATAACTCAATTGAGATTATTAAGGTAACCCCTGGACAAAAGATTGCCGTTATTAAGGATGCTACTGTTACTTCATCAACAGTTTCTGTAACGGAGTTGGTATGAAAATGACTAAATCCCAAAAGAAGGTCAGTCATCTTTCCAGTTTCTTCCTTTAACAATGGCGCATATTGCTGAATCAGTGATGTCAAATGCTTTTGCAAGGTCTACTGAACGAACAAGTTTTTGAGTATGAAGATATTTGATTGCCATAACACATCTTTCAGAAAGCAATGCTCTCCCATTGTTTTCGTGCCGATGAGTTTTATGCTTAACAACATCTTCATGATTTTGTTGAACAGTTCCATAGGCAAGATTGTCAACTCGATTGTTGTATTTATTGCCATCAAGATGTCTAATTACCAATCCATCAGGACGTTCTCCAATAAAAACTTTTGCTACCAATGTGTGAATGTACAAACTTTTTTGCGGCATCTTGTTCAGAGATTTAACAGAAACACTAAGATATGGTGTGCAAGAGTTAAGTTTTCTAATCATTCTTCCATCTGGTCGCAATCTAGCAAATCTACCATGATTGCTAATTTCGTAAAACTGCTCATAATCAGGCACTTTTGCCCAAACTTCAGAAAGGTTTGACATGAAAACAA